AACTTCAACTGTTACTTTATATTTAGTAGGTAAAGTTTGATACTCCGTTTGGTTTATAATTTCGCATTGTTCTACTTGTTTATAACCAACAATAACTTTTTGTCCGCCTTTTTTATTGGCAATGTCTGCTCCTAGTATTGCTCCTAGTATAGTTGCCGCATCTTTACCTTTGCCGCCACCTACTTGGTTACCTAGTATACCACCAATAATTGCACCACCTAATACGTTACCAGTTTGTGCACCACCAGTTGTGCCATATATTGGAACTTCAACAACAGAACAAGTCTTAATTGGTTTAACAATTTTTCTAGTTTCTTGTTGTAACGGTTGAACATTAGTTACATATGACTCGACTTGTATAGTAGCTTGTGTAGTATTTGCTAACACTGATTGTGCAAATAATACCGCTGTTAATATAATACCGTATTTAAGTTTATTCATAATTGATCTCCTAATCATTGCAGTTCTGGAAACATTTGTTTCACATAGTTTTTAACAATAGCCTTTGTATCATTGTCAATTTCATCAACACGTTCTCTTGGAGTTTCAGTTCCAAACGTCTTAATTTCTTCTTTGGCAAGATGCAAAAGTTGTCGTTTATTCATTCTTTGTAAGGTATGTAAATCTATAGACTCACCAGTTAAGGCGCTTAAGATATAATCCCCTACGTCTTCATCACTAAGCGGTACTTCTATCTTAGCATTAATCCGCTTAACTCCATCATTATATATTTGTGCTCTCATATCCTTGTCATTTCTTTATTTAATACAATTATATATAATATAACAGTAAGACACTCATTTGTCAACCGAAATGTCTTGTTTTTTAAGGTTTTTTGGGTTTTTTAGGGTTTTACCAAGAACTTAGTGAAGCTCTTGCCCAAATACTAGTAGATCCATCATAATCTGCACTTGCAATGTAGATATATGTGTTGTCTGATGCCATATCACCCTTTTTGTCGCCTGGACTACCAATGCTAGTAGCTGGAACGCCATTTCTTATCATTGGATTAGGGTTAGTTAGATTCGTTGTTGTAGTTGGCGAACTATTACTTACTATTCCGCCTTCTGCTAGTCCTGTTGCTCCTGGATCTTGTGAGGCAACTGGTGCTGATCCTGTGCTTTTTGGTGCTGCATAGTCAGGTGCTGTTGTATATCCTACAATTACTCCACAATAGTCATAAACTGGTGTTCTTTCTATTGTGCTAACTGAAGGTAAGTCATTTTGCTTTAATTTGGCTAACATTTGTGCATCTAATAGGTAATCAAATATACTGTTCCCTAAATCATCAACTGAATATCCACTTAAACTATCATATGCGGCTTTCAGTGCCGCTGCAAGTCCTTGTGCTTTCGCTAATGTTAATGTGCTTGAATCAATTGCTGTTCCAACACCTGTGTGTGTTGCTTGTGTGCTTGAGTCTGCGAATGCACTACCACCATTTGAATTTGTTCCACTAAAGTTATTTTCAAGTGTAACTAAATCTTTCATATCTGAAGAGAATGTATTAAGTTGGCTAACCATACTATCAATAGTAGCCTGCGGTGCGTTTGCTAAACTACCAAAGTCATCTATTATATCACCTAAATCTTTAAGAATACCACCTTGGAAAATACCTGCGTTAAATCCTGCACCCGATGTGCATCCTCCTATGTCACTGTCTAACATAGTGCCAAGTTTATCTAATATACTTTTACCTGCACCTAAATATGAACCAAATATTTCTTTTAAAACATTTGGAATAGGCTTTGGATTAACTGGTGTTCCACAGAAATTAATCATGTTAGCAATTGCGGCAAACTCGGCAATTGCTGCGTTAAGTCTTGCTAATACATTATCAATATTTGTATGTGCTATAAATTCATCTAGGGCCGCTTCAGCTTCTGCAAGTGCTTTATATAATTCTGGTGGAACTCCTGATATCCCTAACAATCTACCTAAGTTAATTTTTAAACATAACTGTAAGTTAGGAAGTTTAATTCCATTACCTGCAAGTAAACTACAGATAATTTCTCTTAAACTCATGCTGGTTGTTGTAGTTTCTACTTCACCTGTGCCTGCATCAACAGTAACACCTGTGACTATATCAACATCAGTGTTCTTTAAGTAATTAGCCGCTGTTTCAAAATCTGCCATATTAACCGCCTACGTATGTGTCGCCACTTGCTCCTGTAGCCTTTGGGTTACAGTGGTCTCCTCCAGGCAAAGGACAATAGTTATCACCGTTTGCACTATTACCTTTAATAACAACAAGTTTGTTGTTAACATAAACTTGTGGATTTGCTGCTTTTAGTTCACCACCACCATGACTATTAGGATCTCTGTCTACACTACATAATTTATTATTGACATAAACAGTGCTTTGGCCTACAACGTTATTTGAGGCACCGCATGAACGACTATCTGTATTTCTGTGAACTCCTGCCATATTATTTTGCTATATGAATACCTGTTGTTTGTGAGATATATGTATTACTGGCGTCCTTCGCTGATTCAACTACACATATAATACTATTTATATTCAAACGCACTTTAGCTTCTGGGCTAACTGTAAACATAAATGGTGATAGGCCTACGCCTTTTTCTGCCGCCACTAAAATAAGTGGTTTCTTTAATATAATATGTGTTGCTGTTTGTTCTTCAAACTTTGCAATCATTTCTTCGCCGCTGTTGAGCTTAATACTTACTATGTCTCCTACTTTGTAAGGTGTTTCAATTATCATAATGTATATCCTGTTCCGTTAAAATTTGTGTCTTCTATATATTTTACCATCTGATCGTAACCGCCAATCTTTTGACCGTTAATTACAATTTGTGGGAATGTTCTTGCTGTAGGAAATTCTTCCATGATTAATTCACGGTCAAAGTCTTTTCCTAGTTCTTTGTATTCATACTCAAAACCTCTGCTTTCGCATAACGCCTTTGCTTTTACACAATAAGGGCATACTGGTTTTCCGTATATTTGTATTGTCATAAACTAAATCCTTTAAATGTATCTTCCGATACGTCCTGTTTAACACCACCAACAACATAAGAACTTATTTCAGTTTCTTGTGGAGCAACTTGCACTTCTGCACCGCTGATCCATTTTTGTGTCCATGGTAGTGGGTTTGCTTGTGATATGCTGTATGGACATTTTAATCCTACGGCTGTCATACGTTTTGCCGCAATCCATTCAATATAATCGTTAAGCAATTGTGTGTTAAGTCCAATCATTGAGCCATCCTTAAACAAGTATTCAGCCCATGCTTTTTCTTGATCAACTGCATCAATAAACATTTTAATACATTCTTCTTCTGTTTCTTTTGCAATCTTAATATAGTCTGGGTCATCTTTTGGTAGAATCTTAAGAAGTGATTGCGTAGATGCTAAGTGTAAGTTTTCATCACGTGCAATTAGTTTAATAATCTTAGCATTACCTTCCATCTTTTTAAGTTCTGCAAATGCCCAACTACAAGCAAATGATACATAAAAACGAACACCTTCTAGGATGTTAACACTCATTAGTGTTTTGTATAGCAACTTTTTAATTTCATATTTACTTACATTTACTTTTTTACCATTTACTGTATGATTTCCTTCACCTAATAAATTATAATATGAGGTTAGTTCTATAAGTTGATCATAGCATTCTGAGATGTCACCAGCACAATCCATTATTTCTGGAATGTCCATCATTCCATCAAACACAATACTTGGATTAGCATATACATTACGAATAATATGTGTATAACTACGCGAGTGAATTGTTTCACTAAATGTCCAAGTTTGAATCCATGCTTCTAGTTCTGGTAAGCATACTAATGGACCAAATGCTTCTACTGGTGCTCTACCTTGCACACTGTCTAATAGTATCTGTCTTTTGAGATTACTTGTAAAGATATGACGCTCATGTTCTGTTATATTTTTAAAGTCATTTGCATCTTTAGTTACATCAACTTCTTCGGGTCTCCAAAAGAAACCTAATTGTTTGTCTGTTAGCTTATCAAACTGCTTATATTTCATAGTGTCGTAACGTTGTATTGCTACTCCACCTGCAGGGTCCATAAAAGCTAAGGCTTTAGTATGGTTTGTTTTGTTTGCTGAATTAAATACTGACATTTATATTACCTTTATATTGTGCAACTATCACAGTCTTCGTCATCAAGCTGTGATGTTCCTTCGTATTCTGGCAATGCGTTTGACCCATTAAGTTCATCCACATTGAGTTCGCCTTGTCCATCGTATGTATTAAAATAATACAATTGTTTACCACCATATTTGTAAAACATCAACAAATGTTGAATCATTACACTCATTGGTATTTTGTCATCTTCGTAAAACTGTGGATTATAGCTTGTATTAACGCTGATGCCTTGATCAATATATTTTTGTAACACTGCCATAATCTTTAGATATCCTTCTGGCGACTTTTGTTGCCATAGTAAATCATATTTATTCTTTAACTTAGCAAAACCAGGAACTACTTGCTTTAAAACTCCATGTTTGCTTTGCTTAACACTTACTAAACTACGTGGTGGTTCTATTCCGTTTGTGCTATTACTAATCTGTGCTGAAGTTTCAGCAGGCATTAATGCCATTAATGTGCTATTTCTTATGCCTGTTTTTTGTAATTGTTTACGTAAACTTTTCCAGTTTTGACGTTCCTTGTGTGGAACTAATTCATCTACTTCTGTTTTGTATGTCATGTTAGGTGTAATACCTAGTCCATACTTAGTTTCATTGTTGCCAGGTATTGCACCCTTTTCAACGGCCAGATCAGCACTTGCTTTAATTAAATAATAACTCCATGCTTCTGCCCATTCGTCTACTAATGCTAGACCATTCTCATCAATATCTTGATAGTTTAAATCATTTTTTGCTAACCAAAATGCAAAGTTAATAATACCAACACCTAATGGACGTCTTTTCATTGTGCTACGCTCTGCGGCATTTACTGGATAATTTTGATATGTTAGTAGTTCATCTAATGCTCTTACTGAAAGTCTACAAACACGTTCAAAATCTTTAGGTGTTTTAATGTTGCCCCAATTAATGGCAGCTAATGTGCATAAACTAATTTCACCTTCTTCGTCCTCAACTGAGGTAAGAGGTTTTGTGGGTAAATTAATTTCACAACATAAATTACTTTGCTTAACAGGTGCTACTTCTTCATCAAACGCACCATGTGTGTTTGCATGATCTACATTCATTAGATATACACGACCTGTGTTTTTACGTTCTTCAATAAATTGACTAAACAATTCAATTGCTGGAACTGTTTTTTTACGCAATCTAGTATTACGTTCTGCTGTTTCGTATAGTTCTTTAAACTTGTCTTGGTCACTAAAGAAAGATTCATATAATCCTGGAACATCATGTGGAGAAAATAATGTGATATTTCCACCTGCTAATAAACGCTCATACATAAGTTTATTAAACTGAACGCCATAATCCATATGTCTAACTCTGTTATCTTCTGTGCCTTTATTGTTTTTTAGCACAAGTAAATCTTCTACTTCTAAATGCCATATTGGATAATATAATGTTGCTGCTCCACCACGCACTCCACCTTGGCTACAAGACTTAACTGCACTTTGAAACATTTTATAAAAAGGAATAACACCTGTGTGACTTGCATCGCCATTACGAATAGGTGAATTTATTGCTCGGATACTACCGGCACCAATTCCAATGCCTGCTTTTTGACTTACATACTTTACAATACTACTAGAAGTAGCATTAATGCTATCAAGACTGTCGTCGGTTTCAATAAGAACGCAGCTACTGAATTGACGTTGAGGTGTGCGGAGCCCGGCCATAATAGGAGTAGGTAAACTAATATCAAAATTACTAATAGCGTCATAAAAATCCTTTACATATTTCATTCTTGTTTTTTGTGGATAGTTAGCAAACAATGTTGCTGAAATCATCATGTATGCTATTTGTGGTGTTTCGTATATTTCACCTGTTACTCTATTTTGAACTAGATACTTTCCTCTAAATTGTTCCATGCCTGCAAATGCAATATTCTCATCACGTTCATGTCTAATATAACTATCAAGCTGAAAAACTTCTTCGGGATTATAAACGGCAAAAAAACTTTTATCGTAATAACCCAATTCTACATTACGTTTAGCAATTTCATTAAGACTACATGGTTCAAACTTTCCATATACTTCTTTACGTAAATGATAATTAATAAGTCTGCCTGCAACCCATTGGTAATTTGGTGTTTCTTCTTCAATGAGGTCTGCCGCTGCTTTAATTAATGTTTCTTGAATATTTGCACTTTCAATTCCATTATAAAATTGCAAATGACTTTTTAATTCTACTTCACTTGCACTTACTCCTGTGATTCCTTCACATGCGTAAAATACTACCTTGTGCATTTTTTCTAGATCAAGCTGTTCGCTAGTTTGATCACGTTTAATTACTGTAATATTATCTGTCATCTTCTTTCCATTCTTTAGTTAGCGTATTAGTTATTTACATAAACACCAAAAGCATAAAGTGTTATGTTAACGTGCTAACTTGTGTTTTTTGTAAAATAGTTGTGTCTTTATCCAAGTCTTCTAAACTATTTACTATACCATAATTATAGTTTAAAATGTGCTTGTTGTCAACTGAAACTATTAGGTTAATGTAACTTTTTTTAGTGTTTTGCACTAACCAAATTTCACATTGTGAATAACTTTCTAACTGTAATGTATACGCCATTCCTAACGCTACACTATTTTCATCGTATTCGCCATTCCATATAAAATCCCAAGGACTTAACCAAGTAGAGGAATCATATATGTCTGTATGCATACTAGACATAGGTGCCATTCTCCAAAAGTCTACAACTTCTTGTAGCTGTTGTGAATATTCCATACTCGCTAAAGTTTTTCGGAATTGCCTCCACAAACTAAGACGTTGCTTTGGCGAACACTGCCAAAATTCGTTCATATTATTATCTTACGTTGTAACGAACTTTGATGCAGTCTGTGTATAGTTAAATTGTAATTCGGTAGTTAATGCTGTCTTAAATTTTAATGTAAATGTTCCTGATCCATTATTTGTTAGTGAAAATTCAACATCAGTTAGTTCATTGTCGCCAAAAAACTTGTCTTCAATATTACTGGCTGTATTTCCATTAACTAGAATACTTAATGTTCCTTTACGCATATGTGTTGCATTAAACAATGCATAATCAATACTAATATCATTTACAACAGCACTAGAAAAATTAATACCTGTTGTTTCAGTTTGATTGCCAGTGTTAGTAAATTTTATAGTATTTCTTTTAACTCTGTCGTCTGTTGGTGAACTTGTTATTTCTTTATTGTAATGCAATACAAATGTGTCACCACCTGCAACTGCTCCACCTAATCCATGAGCAAATGTATAAATTGGTGGGTTGCTACCTTCTCCATCTGCATCACTTACTGTTACGTTATTTGATGCAATTGTAGTTGTTGAGGAATCTGCGGCTTTGGTTACAACAATTGAATAGTCTGCTAAATTACTTAGATATAACGGAGTAGAGATTCCACCAATTGGAACTGCAAATGATACACTTGCATTAGTAGTGGTTGAACTTTCTACAACACCTGTTACTGGTGCTTGTCCTAGAAAAAGTCTTTGTTCATCTTCCGCAAGCATAAATTCGCCTGCTCCTAAAGTAGGAACTGCGGATGCGTTATCTTTTCTAATAATAATCTGCGATACTTTTGTTGTTATTGCCATAATTGATCCTCGTTTCTATATACTGTATTTATGAAGACATGCCATAAAACTTCTCTAATCTCTTGGCCCATTGTGTAGCCCAATAAGGAAATTCTGTTTCATCTGATTCAAACAGTTGCCATTCGCAATCACCACTACACATAAAGATAGCAATGTTCTCGATCTTTGTTTCAAACATTTCATTATGTGCTAATGCATATGCGGCTCCTTGTAAAAAGTAGTCATCAATCCATTCACGTTTCTTAGGTTTATTAGTTTGTTTAAAGTCCATAATAGTTGGTTTGCCTTTATACATACCAACTAAGTCTGTTGTGCCGGCATATAAATTTGCCGCACATAACATAACTTCTGTGCCCCATATTGCATCAATATCTTTATCAATATTATCTACAACAACTTGTGCCATTGCTTTAGCCTGTCTATGCACAATGTTGTTTCCTGGGTTATATGTTTCATATTCGCCTAATGCCCAATGTTCCAGGATATTATGCATTACTGTGCCTCTATTGGCAGCAGATGTTGTTATACGTTGTGCTTCTTCTTTACCTACACGTTTACGCCAGTTAGCTAATGCTTGGCGTTTTTCTGCTGGTTGTGTAGCACCTAAAATTGTTGTGACACTTGGAACTGGATCACCGTATGGATTCTCATACATGCGTTTGCCGTCAGCTTGTGTTTGACGGGTAAGTTCTTTATAGTCGTAGAGTTTAATTAATTCAGCCATGCTTATATGTTACACTAAAAACTTTATGTTGTCAATCTTTTTTAAGTAACATGCTACCCGGACGTTCACTCCAATGCAAAACTTTTTCAAAGTTATATCCACGAAGTTGCTCGCCAACACAATTATTGATTATCCAATCCCATTGTTTTATATCAATTTCTAAACAAGTTGATTGTGTGCGGTGTTGTATATACTCAACAATTTCTTGTTGATCTAAAAATACTATACAATGCCTATATAATTCTGCTATAATAAAAAATGCTGTATGCTTATTACCTTGTAATGCATCATCCCAATCAATTAATACAGGCTTATCTTTATATAGCCTAATATTATCTTGGGTAATATCAACATTAGATAATGGAAATATTTTTATATTTACATCTATCCATATATCTAACATTTCTAAAAAATCTTCTTTAATCATATGATTGTAATTTGAATTATCTAATTTGTGGATATTCATGTGGATAAAATTATCAACAGTTTCAATACTATAAAAATATTCAAACTCTAATAAATTGTTAATTACATCAGCATTTTTAGTCAACTGTTCTGCTGTGAATAAGGCAGAAGTTCCATTTGGAATAATTTTAAGTATATGCGTATCACAGTCATACACCCACCTTGGAAACGTAGAATTGTTATCTTTAATAGATTTACCTTGATGTAAGATTAACTTCATTACTCTAACGAATCGAGAACTTTTTTATTGGCTAAAATATATTCGTTAAGTAATTGTGTATTTCCTTTTGGAGAGAGATGATTATCTGTTTCAGATGTTTGTATACCAACTTTCCATAGAGCTTGCCCTTTGTGTATGTCAAGGTTATATTTTTTATAAAACCAATCTTCTACTGGCATATCCCATGTAGTTGATGTATAAACTGAATAATGCTTTATATTTTTATCATCTGTGTATGGATGAGGTCCAATTCTATAATTGTGCTTATTAGCGTATTCTTTTGGCACTTGATGGCTAGCTGCATTCCAATCTAATAAAAATAAATTATCAAAATTATATAATTTCTCTACATTTGAATACCATTCAAGTTCCCATTTTAGTCGTGTTTCAGACCCTGAATATAATTTCCAGTATGGCTGAGCCGTATTAAGTTTATCGCATGTAGTTCTTGCATCTGTATCATCGTATCTAAATTGTTCACCAGGAATGTCAGCTGCTCTAGTATATCTAATGTGATCGTTAATTGTTCCCCAATAGCACTCATACATGGGTAACATTTCTGACCAATTATCTTCTGCAAATATATCGTTAGAAATATAATCAAATTCACCATACGGTTTACCGTCGGCTTGCGTTAACATTGCCCAACGACCTAGATATGTTCTATTCATGAATACAATATCTGCACCCCATTTTTTAGCATCTAATAGATGCCATTGAAAATGTTCTATTCCTTGCCCGCCTTTAGAATAGCTTCTATACTGATAATGTGGGTATTTTTGATATAACTGATAAGTCCAGTTATTTTTCTGTTGTGATGGCTGATCGTGTGTTGATAAATGACTACAGCCAATAAAGGCTATCTTTTTTACTTTCATTAGTAAATTCTTCTTGTTCTTGGGTTATCTCTTTTATGAGCGTTTGGCGGATCATATCGAGTTTCCACTAAAGGATGTTCTCTCATCTGCCATTTTGGATCATTTGCATATTCAGGTTCTTGTTCAGTTCCAGTATTTGTATCGTCATCTTTTTGAGACCATGGTAATACCGGATATCCTACACCTACCATAAGAATAACCTGATGTATATCTTTACTTTTGTGTAGGACATATTTTTTAAATTGTTTTGTAACTTCGGTTCCATCATAACATACACAATTGCCTGTTTGTAGTCCTAACCTATTAGCCTCAAATACTAACATTCCCATTGAACTACCTATAGCTAAATTTTGATTTCTAATTTCTTCTGCTCGTTTTTGTTCTTCTGATGGCGCATACCAATCGTCTACTGGATAGTCTGGAGTAGGATTTTTTGGCACTGTAAACACAAACAATACTGGTGCTATTACTTGTGCATTGCCAATAAAAGTTGCTGGAGTTCCGTCTCTGTTTTCTCTAGATGAGTTTACTAATAGAATTTCTTCGTCTGGCCGAGCTGTAAGTTTCCAGAGTTGTAGGCATTTTTCTTTACTTGTTATAGCAGACACATCAAGCCATCGTCTGCCTTGTTTGTATGGACCACCTGTAGCGACTTTTAGAAGATGTTCAATGACTTCTTCTGGAACTTCTTTATCTGCATAGTTTCTCGCACAGATCTTTGATCTTTCAACTGCGTCTATACTTTTCTGAAGGTCGTTAGACATTGACTGTCGCTCCAGGGGTTGTTATTAAACGTCTTCTCTAGTATGCTCTGAACGTGATCCGCCGCTTTTTTCTACTTCGCCAATGCCTGCCATTTCTGTTAGGTATTGATCGCACGTTGCTGAATCTGTAAATATAATACTTTGAAGATAAGATCCATCTTCTTCATTTTCTTCACTTTGAGATCCACCTGTTACTTTTCCTTCTGTAACAAACCTATCGTGAATTGCAGTAGCTTCTGCTGTGATTACTAGTTCTTCGTCTGCAACACCTGTTTCGTCTCTTACGATTGCTGACGGTGTTACTTTAAATGTGTATTTGTGTGCCATTGTTATGCTCCTTTAATTACCAATATATATGCCACTTGAATGTTTTTCCTGTAGCTGAGTTAGTTAGTCTTTCTAATTTATAACCCAAGTTATTAAAATATTTAATAACTGAATTCATTTGATTTTCTAAAGCTCTATCTGTGATAGTGCCTTGCCATGATGTAAAATAGGTAGTGCTAGAAGGTGTAGGAGGGACATAAATGCCATCTGTAAAACCCAATGCAGTGTTGGCTGTTCCTGTTCCTATTTCATATGACCATGTTGTTGATGCTGGTAATACAATAGTTAATACTAAGTATCCTGCATCTTTACTTGCAGTTACACCTGTAACTGAAGCATCATTTATATCTGCTATAACAGAATTTAAATTTGTTCCAGAAGCTCCTAATGTAATTGTGCTTCCATTAATAATAAAAGTATCGCCAACTGATACAGTAGGATTATTTGTTGTGCCAATTTTAGTTGTAGATGGTGTAGATTCTGTCATTGTAGTAGCGTCTGATACATATGTATCATATCCACCTGTTGAACTATGAGTGATAACTGCTTTCATAATTGATGTGCATTCATTGAATACAATCATATCTTGTGAGCTTTTTGCTCTTGCCTGTGCTGCATTTAATCCTATGTTCATTTGCTCATCTCTTTATCTACTTTTTTCTTAGCCAGTTTTGCAACTGTTTTGTCTTGCTGTTCTGGATCTGGTGCATCAACATCTCCGTCTTTGTTAAAGAAAACTACATTATCCTTGACTGTGTTTACAATGGGGATAGTGTCAAGTAATTCACGTAGTTCTTGTTCATCGACATGCATGTTTTGTGCATCTAATGTTTTTTCTAATGTTTCTAACGATACTGATGTGGCTTCTTCTGCTGTCAATACTGACAACATATCTATTAGAGTATGCCTTATCAAATCGTTATACCTCATTTTTTACTTCTTTAACTGTGCAAATGCTTGCTTAAGAATACTTGGAGAAACTTTGCCTTCGGCTTGTGCTTCTTTAATTGTGCGAACTGCTGCCAAATATGCATCTTCTTTCATCTCACGTCCATCCATGTCTGTATCAACTTCGGCTGCATCTGCACCACCAAAATCGTCATCCATTGGAGCGTCTAGATCATCAAGACCTGCTTCCATGTCGCCTTCTGGTTCACCCATTGGCATATCCATGTCTGTTGTCTCAGGTGCCATACCTTGTGCTGTTAACACTGCATTACCAACTTGCTCATTAGCAGACTTAACTGCCTCAAGAGCTGAGCCAATAGCTGCTTCGGCACTTGAATTAAATGCGTCTGCTTCTGCTGTTCCAACTTGTTCTTTCATAGCATTATGAATACTCATTAAGTCCTCAACTTGCATACTTGCTAAGTTTTCAGCCATTTTTTGTAAGTCATCTGCCATTTGTTTTGCCGCTAGTAGGACTTCAGCTTGATCTAAATCAGCTGATTCTTCTAGCTTCTTTTTCTCTATTGCCATGTCCATTCCTTCCGCAATTAATAGTAGCTTTTGAAAATCTTTGTTACTAACGTCTTGACCGTTTTCACGAAGATCTGTAATTTTTCTTTGTGTAGACTCTTGTATTGCTTCTAACTTAGAGCTAGGTGCATTAAAGTCTAATTTCAAACTAAAAACATCATCAAGCACACGCTTGAGTGTTGAAAGTTTGTTTTCTTTTAATTCTTGTAATTCCATTTTAGAACCCCATTTTTCTGATTAATATACTTATATTGTATTTATGCTTAGAGCAGTGATTTGATCTGTTTTTTGCAATTTGACATCTTTTGTATTGCATTTCCTTGCTTTGCAACAAATACATCTACCTTATAGCCTTCAGTTAGCATAAGGGACTTCTGTTTATACATGGCTGCTTCTGTTAGATATCCAGCATAACGCTCGTCTAGTCTTGCAATCTCATCAACTTTGTGTGCATGTTTGTCAAACATTAAATGTTTTACAATACCCATTGCACTTTCAAATAATGCTACGTCCTCGTATAACACATTACCTTCTGCATCTTTAACATTATAGTATTTCTTTTTAACACCATCAATAACATATTTTTGAACTATCTCAACATTATAATTACCATTGATAGTAATATTATCATTTTCTTTAAGTGCTACTGCTGTTAACATAGAAGATTCTGTATCTTCTTCTGTTACCATTTTCTTAGTGGCTGTAGTAGTTGCCTCATCTAATTTTTGTAATATCTTATACATAGCCTTAGCGTCAGATGAAACATTTCCTGGAACCGATGATTTAGTATCACTTTCGATTATAGGTGTTCTTTCTGATGCGTTTGCTAGTTTATTTAATATGTCCTGCATTCCACGGACATCTTCTGATGATGACATTATATACTCCTCGCTTGTTTGTAGTAGACTTTCTTGCCTTCTACTTGTTTGTTAACTAAGTTCTTGTTTATTAGACTTTGCATTAGATATACATCACGTTCAGAAAGGTCGTCTTTGCATACTCTTTCTTCCATCATGCATTCATATACTTTATTTTCTAATTTGTTTACAAATGTCGGGATTCCGCCTGGGCCTAATATGGATCTCATTAACGCCTCCCGTATGCGAGTTGTTTTAATCTTTCGATTTCTTGTGCATTTTGATCTGATAATTGTGCGTTTGCATTTGACTGTGCTGCATTTTGTCCACGTTGGACATCATCTGGATCTGCTCCAACTGATCTTGCTGCGCCTTGTCCTGTAGCTTGTTTATTTCCACCTGCTACTGTGCGTTGAACTGCTACACTATCTCTTTGTTGATCTTGTTGATTGTTTGTAAAATCACGCTGGTTGTTGTTGTCTTTTGTTGTTTGTGCTTTAATTGTTGAAGCTGATGGTTGTTGTGTTCCTACTGTTCCATATGCTTCTTCTACTTGTGGTCCATCAATTTTTTCTAAGTAATGCCATAACGAATCTTCTTGAGCTAGTTCTTTTGGTGACAAATGATCACCTCTATCTCTTAGTTCGTCAAATACTGCAAGTTCATCTCTTAATTCATCGGCATCCATTGCTCCGGGATGTTTACCATTTTGTGTCCATGGTGATCTGCTAGGATCTATTTCATTAATTTGTTCTTCTTCAACTTCGCCAATTTTACCAACTTTATTAATAATGTTTTGCATAATTTGGTTACCATCTGATTGGCCTCGTCCTGAACGACCAATTATATCATTCCCGTCAGAGTATACTTTAAACTCGCTTCCCATTTTATCATATAAGTCATTTATGTTTCTCTTAGCCCAAAGCATTACTGTAGTTAGTTTTCCTTTGTCACTTAGAACATTGCCTTCGTCCCAAGTCTCTGACTTACCCATCCATTTTAAACCTTCTGGGCTTTTACTAACACCATCCATTCTAAGGCATAGTTCTTGTATAAAGTTTCTCTCTTGTCCACTAAAGCCTTGTGCTGGACTATCTTGCACCCATTCATTTTGAACTGGTGAATCATAATCTACATTTACCATAGATGTTACACCTTCAACATCAAATTCTTTTATTTTTTTCATTAACTCAAGTGTTTGACTAAAGTTTAATTCTCTAAGCGAAGCTGATAGTAATTCTTGTTCTACTTTTATATCTTGTTTTGATAAAAAATCTTGTAATGTGTTTATTAATGAATCTGACATGTTATCTTCTCGCTTTGTTTAATTGTCTCACAATTCTACTTTGTGGATTTACTCGTTTTGTTCTTTGTGCTTTTTTCATCATACGTGAACCTTTTGACATTCTCGTTTTTTTAAGCACGAATCTCTTTTTTAAGTCTATAGGTTTAGTGCATTGAGCAGGAGAGGCTACAACACGACCTTTTCTAGGTCCTACTGTGCATCTAAACTTGGTAGTAACACTTTTGCCTCTTCTGGCATATACTACTTTAGCTTCTGTAACAACGTTACTATATGACTCATTCAATATCATTACTATTATCCCGGTGGTATGAACCCTTGCATACCTTGAAGGTTTAACAATAGTAATACTATTGTTGATAGCAATCCTGCAATGACTGTTGCAGCTGCTCCAAGGACTAATTTATTACCTGAGACTTTGTCTGCTGTAGCCTTATCGGCTAACTTTTGAACAGAGTCCACAAGGTCGTCAACCTTGTTTTCTAATCTTGTAAATTTTTCTTCCAAAACGCGGTACCTCTCTGCACATAAATCTACGTGTGCTTCTAGGTTTTCACGCTCTAGTCTTGACTGTTGCATTGACATATTCCGTCCATCCTGTTTGCAGTCTCTTAAAGAGCTGATTTGCTTTAAATATACTTTCGTAGCATATACTACTATTTATATGTTTTCACTAAATTTGAAGTAAGTATTTAACCTATCTTCGTTATCAGTATTTATAATATCTCCATCTATTGTTGCTGTTTCGTCTAATCCATCATGTATTGGAACTAGATTAAAATCTTCTGCTAGAAAATAAGTTTCGTTATTATCTTTTTTCCATGCACCTTCGGTTTCTGATACAAATTTTAATAACCAAACAGTATGTGAACCAGTAAAATTATTACCAAAGTTGTAGTCTGTTATAGTTTGCGATTGTAACTTAGTAATACTACTTATCACTGGTTGTGTTCGTAGTCCAATTACTTGCATAAATGTATTTAAGTTTTGACTTTGATGAAACTTTTTTGCATTTATTTTAGGACTTGATACATTAGCATCAGTTACATCTATTAAAGTATAAATTGAATAGAATGACGTGTTACGACCAATGACTTCTGTAGGTCGCTGATTACTTTTTGTATACATGTCTTATAATTCTGTAGCTTTGCCGGCAGCGTATCCAACGGCAAATGCCGCTGCGCCTCTGGCAACACGTTTAGCAATTTTCTTAACTGTTCCTTGTCCAACAATAAGATTACCGCTTTTTGCAAACCTTTTAAAATGTGGATATATGTCGCTACGTAATGCATTTGCTCTAAAATGTCTATCTAATTGTGTAGCTACAAGTGTGCGTTGTGCTGTAGTTAGTTTGCCCCAATTTTGGGTTAGTCGTCTAGCCGCACGTAGTTTAGGATCTGTTATTGCTAAATCTCTTTCCATTCTGAAAAAGAATGTTTGAGCCTCACCTTGTGTTATTTGTCCTGTTTGAATTCTTCTTAAAAACGCTTTGGTTTTAGTTTGATCAAATCTGACTTTATTCATTAGTAAAGCGTCTTTTGGATTTTTGAATAGTCCTTCTGGTTTACTTAATGTAAACAATGTTTGATATAGATCTGTTCCGCCCGGACTAGCACTTGCAAAACTACCTCTTGATATTGTTGATTTTGCATAGTTAGATGCTATTGGGGCTGAGTTATAGTCTTGACTCATTGCATATAAAGTTAACATACTAACAAAAGCATGATTGGTAATACTCTGAGCACCTTCGCCTGCAATTTGAGCTCTTGACTTAAACATACGGGCTTCGCCAAGTGATTGCATAAAACTTAGATTATTATCATTAGAATACATATTTTCCATTTCATGTCCTCCTTGCATTTGTGCGTATTGCCTTAATGTATATTTTTCTTCGCTCATTTACTGTTCTCTGTTACTATATCATTGCAAGTCTCACTTGCATATGTTTTAAAATACCTAGGTGCAAATGCATGTAAAAATACTGCCCATGCTGCCTTTTCTAAACGCCAACTAATTTTGCATGCATGCTTAAAATGTTGCCAACGTGTCATTTCTGCTTCTTCTAGATGCAACTTGCATTGTTTACTAAACATCTCACTTGTTCTTTTCCATATTGGCAGCTGTAAAACCTGCTCTATTTACTAATTTGACATCTTTGCCAATTACATAACCTTCTCCGCCTTTTTGTCCGGCTGTTGTTGCTTCAATATCAGCTGGGTTGGCGTCTAATTGTGCAATAATATTATCTTTAATAGGTCCTATACTACGTATAAATGCAAATATGGCATCTAATCCTTTTTGGTGCTGTTTTAAGTAATCTACAAGTCTACCTTGTTTAGCACTACTTACTTTAGAACCATCTGATGTTAACCAATTAACAAAATGTTTACTACCAATACTATTTACCGATCTAGTTTTTGCTAAATTGTTCATATACATGTATAAAATATCTGGAAAGTTTTTCATTTTAAGTTCTGCTGGTGGAGCCAATACTGCGTTAATATCATTGCCTGCTTGTGTAATGAAACTTTCAAGTTCACTTAACTTAGCACTTTCAATATCTGGAACATCTGTAATTGATACTGGAGGCATTGCTAACAATGGACCTTCTTGGAATCTAGTAGTATCTACTTTACTTTTATTTCCTTCTAAATCAATGTGTGCATGCAATACAACTCCTACGCTACTGCTAGAAATACGCTTACCTATGTCGCTTGCTGGATCAACTGTATACTTTGTTGTGTTTGGCATAAATGATAATCTACCTTCTTCTGTGCCTGGTCTATCAAACCAAAGTAAATCACCATGAACATAGCCTCTAAAATCTTCTGGCGTTGCTTGTTCGAATGCAGGCCAAACTTTTTTCATTTGTCCAATAAATTCTCCATACCCTTGTGGGTTTTTAGCATATCCTGGACGATTCTTTAACATGGATTCCATTTCATCTGGTGATTTTGATCTACCATCATATCCTTTTGCACCAAATCCACTTTTATCGGTTAATATAAATTCACCATTTTCATTTCGACCAAATATGACTGCTGGTGATCCATCCCATTTAATAGTTGTATCATTTGGATTACTTTCTAAACTGTGTAATGATGCTATTGCTTTTTGGGCGCCTGCTTTACCGTCCCAAATAATTAAGTCTTCTAAATGTTGGATTCTAGCACCACTGGCTTTTTCCATTAAAATTTCATTAATTTTCATTTGGTGTATCCTCTAATTCTGATGGGATACCCATTTGTTGCACTTGTCCATTGTTTTTAAATCCATCTACTATTTTAGCGTAGACATCACTTGGATAGTTTTTCTTAATAGTTGTTAATAGCGTTTCAAAGCTATATAAATCTTCTGGACCATCTAGTCCAAGTATTTTTGCAATTTCTTGTGTATTTGTAATTGGACCTTTTAATACTGTATCAATTCTTGCTTTAGTATATCCTTCTCCATTTGCTTTAGGTTTAGGTTTACGTGATATCCAGTTCAGTCCATCTGCAGGGCTCCATAACCAACGTTGCTGTTCTACTGGACGTCCATCTTCAATTTTTTCATCTGACTCTTTTGACTGATATACAGAAGCCATAGTTGCTAACATAATATTACGGAATGTGCCTTTGTATTTGCTTGAGCGGCCACCTTCTTTATCGAATCCCTTTTCATGTGGGCTGTGATAATATGTTTTCATCCAATCTGGATCACCTGGCATAAAGTCAATTTGAACTTTACCTGTTCTGTTTAATCCTGGTTTAGTATTTTCTGCATTATATCCAACAATATCAACTGATGTCATAAACACACTTGATTTTTTTATGTCTTGTATAAGCGGTGATGCTTCTAATTTTGAAGCAAAATCCTGTAATTTTTCTTTTGGTATATTAATTGCAACATCAATGTCTCCACTAAATTCTTTTTTACCTACAGAACCTAATACATTTGCTTTTAATGGCATACCCAACGATTTTTCTAATGCATCTAATGTAGCATCTATTTCAGTATGATGTATTAACCCAACACCTGGCATTGCTCCGCCTTCTGATAAGTTTTTAACGTTTACTTTATATAAATTGTCAGGCTGAATCTTACGATGTTTTCTGTTATTACGATCTTTACGCTTAACTGTGCCTACAATATCTTGGATATTCATTTTTTATTCCTTAAATTCTTAATACCTCTATTAAAACGTTCAGGATCTCTGTTTTTAATACTAAGCATTATTCTTTTTTGGATGTCTTGAGCGTCTTCTGAACTATAATTTGTATCTACCATTTCTAATACATTCATAATTGCACTAATGGCATTAGTGCCACGTGATTCTAGTATATTAATTCTATCTTTTGTAGGTGATAGATTATTAATTTCTTCTAATAAACTACGTGTTCTTTTTTTCATCAGCTCAACTCCAACTGTTATTACTTGTATTTATCTATTCTACTGTTATTTGTTGACTTTTTTCAACATATTGCGTAATCTGTCGGTAGCGTCAGTATCTTCAATAATGCTCTCTTCTGCAATAGTTTTTTCTTGGTGCGTTACATTTGTATTTCTTTTTATTTTATCCATCATTGCACTAGGTTGATGCATTGTTGTTCCTTCTTCATCTTCTGGCAGATCTGTTATACGTAAGCCTGCAATATCAAATGCTAAATCAACTTTTTGTCCAACACCTGCACTACTACGTGTTTTCATAAATTGAATTTGATATCTTCCACGTTCACGCATTGCTGTGCTTGTAAATATACCAATTACGTTATCAGCTGTTTGAATTTTACTAATACCACCTGCAATATGCGAATGATCAAATTCTACTTCTTCTACTGCCGCTCTATTTAACTGAGATGCTGTTGCAAATAATAAATCTTTTTCTACTGCAAAGTTACGCAACTCTTCAGATACAAATTTATCTTTAATAAACAAGTCGCTTGGTGGAACTTTACGTTGTGCTGGCATCATTAAATCTAAATAATCAAGTAATACTGCATCTAATTTAACATTGTTCTTTACTTCAAACTCTTTCATGTAACTATTTACATCATTAATTGTTACACCATTTGGCATTTGCACAATTTGTAAATTACCTGCTTTTTTACTAATTGCTCCTACCTTTAATCCAACATCTTCTGCATTTTTAAATACTTCTTTTGTATTATATCCTGTAAGCATACTATCAAGTCGCATACTGCATAGTTCTTCACTAAGTTCCAAACTAATATATAATACATTATGTCCTTCTAATGCCCAGTTTAATGCTAAGTTCTGCAAAAACAAACTCTTACCACCACCTGATGGTGCAGCAAATATATTTAATTCGCCTCTATTAAATCCACCATATAATTTTTTATCAATTTCAGTCCAACCTGTGCTTGTTCCACCTCGTTGGTTACGAACACGTTCGATGCGTTCCATTGGGTTTTCCCAATAATCTGTTCCCATGTGTTTAGCAAGTCCAATACCTACAGCATCTTTAATCATTTTCTCAACTGCACCAAACTCACCTTGTTCAAGTAAATCAGTTGAAGTTAATATAGCACTTTCTAATGCCTTATGTTTACAAAATGTTTCAAACTCGTCTATAAACCAATCGTGATGTCTAGGATCAATATCTTTTAAACTTTGCAATTCCAACCCAGTTGTTGCTACAATCTGCTCATGTGTTGGTAATGCACCATATTCGTTTGCATGGTCTTGAATGAACTCTACTGTTTTACGTAATTCCCTTGTAAAGTATTCTGAATTACATATACCATTTACACGAACAAATAAATCTTGATCATGTGCCAAAAACTCTACAAATAATTTTTGTAGTTCTAGTGTGTATTCTTTTTGTTCACTCATTTACAATAATTCCTTCCTAAAACTTGTATTTTTGTTGGGTTACTTACCGCACTATTTAATATACTACGCACTGTAAATAATCTACCGTATTTTGTTAAGGCATCGCCGGCATCATTGCAATCTTCCCATTCAGGAAATGCAACACTCCAACCATACTTAACTGCTGCGTTAACCATTTGCATGCCTGCCTTATCGGCATCAGGTAACACAACAATTTGTTTGTTTAAACTTAAAATAACGTCTGCTTGTTCATCGCTAATAGTATTAGTGCCTGCACTGATTCCATCTGTTATTATAGCATCTAATGGGCCTTCTGTCAATATAACAATTTCTTTGTCAGCATGCTGTCTATCCAATCCATACACAAAATTTTTAGGTGGTTGTTGATTAAAATATTTTGGCATTTTATCTGGTGGATTACCTATCCATCTTGCTGTATATCCTACAACATTACCTTTATAATAAAATGGAACTACAAAACGTTTGAACATTCTAGCAGGCAATTTAGCAGGGCTATACATCAGCCTAGGATCTGTTATATCAAATCCTCTATCTGTTAGATATGTTACTGCTTCTGTCCAATCAGTAGTTGGTGTATGTTCCATAAAAGGTTTAGCATCGTCTGGCAATGCTACTGTAGGCCAATCAATTACTAGTGTCTTTCTACGCTCTTGCACCATTAATGTTTGTGCAATATCTTGTTCACGTAACAACTCTAGTTGTAACCGTTGCACTTGTGTAGGATCTGCACCAAATTGCACTAATAGTTTTTTTAATCTATCATTAATTTTATTACCAGGCGAAAACCCTGTTTTATAATGACAATTAAAACAATGATATTGAAATTTATCATCTTCAAAATGAAAACCACCTCGTCCACGTGTATCTGGTCTTGATTGTCCATTTGTTATACACATAGGACAATTTCCAGAAGTCCAGCCACTTGGACTTTGTTTCCAGTTAACTGGAACCAGATTTCTAACGTAGTCGATCATTAAGCTCATGTGTATATACTACACTCTTATGATGACTTTGTCAAGTGTTCCTTGTGTTTGTGTGAATCTTGCTCTAAGATATTTAATATTAGTTCTAAATGTCCATGGATCAATGCCAGTTTGGTTGATATATGGATAATGTTCTTCAGTGTAAGTCCCTAATATAATATTAAACCAATCAGTTTCTGCTGGGTTTTCTTCTAGTGAACCTTGTATAAAAAAGTTACCTGTGTAGTTAGTGGCATATACTGCCAATGTAACCATTCCGTTAACCTTGTTCTTTGCACCAGGTCCTGGTAGATGACTACTGTAATGATATGTATCTGTTCCTTCTACTCTAGTAACAAATGTAGTTGTTTCTGCGGATAGTAGTGGAATACTTTGTGTTTGATTACTTACTTCTATTGTATAGTTTGGTCTAAGGTTCTGATCAACAAATAATGGAAGATTTAAACCTTGAGAATTTACGTAGGTAAATACTAGATCAAGGAAGCCGTTTTGAATTGCAGCCATTTCACCGGATGTAATAACCAGTTTAACTTTGCCTTCATCATAGTCAACAATTTGACATTTCTTTGATAATAATTTTGCCTGGGTTTCTCTATTAACTACATTAGCAGTAATAGTATGTCCTTGCAACTGTATTGGTTTACGATCTATGTTCTTAATGTAAAAAAAGAACTCATTATCTAAACCGGTAAATAGCTTTAAGAACCTGTAATTAACAGGAGCGTTTATAGTAGTGCCAGTAGATGAAGCATAGTTGCCTAGTCCTACTTTGCTACTAGTGGCATCAACGGCGTAAAGGTCGCCTGTTTGATTAATATTATAAGTGGTTGCGTAATTTGACATTCATGTTCTCCTGTGTATGTATTTATGCAAAAACCACAGAAAAAATTTAAAATAAATATATATACAATGATAAAAAAATATCAAACATTATTAGAAGAATTTCCGTTTTTGACTGTAATTGAATATGCAGGCAATGAGTATCTGGGAATTATGCAAAATATTGATAACCAAATTGCTACTATGTATGTTTACGATAGAATTCAAACCAATTCTGAAAGACAAAAGTTTTTAGCACTTGGTGATGAATGGTGGTGGGAGACAAATAGAAAGTTGCCTATTAATATAGCACTTTTAAATAGATGGCCGTTTAGTTATACTAGCCAAAGTTTTAATATAAAACAAATGGAAGTAATTGCTGGGCCTGAAGTGAGATTGAGTGATAGTATTACTAAAAGAATTAAAAGACGTAATATTAGTCTTTTAAAGAAAAACCCATAACCAACATATTAAGCTGTAATACAATAGCCATTGCATAACTTATTGCGTGTGCTTTTTTAAAATAATATGTTCCATCTGTAGGCTTATCCCATACTGTAGCAAAGACTGTATTCCAATCTTTTCCTAACAACCCACGTTTAGCTGGTCTAATAATTGCCAGCACGGCCGCTAGTTCTTCAACACTAGTAGGTTTCATTTTACTTACAATACCATAATGTGCATGTATATGAAATAGGTTTTCAACTACTTCTTTGTGTTCAAGCAAATCCCACATTGGTTCCATTGCAAGTAATTTATCTAATTGTTCATAACTTTCAACATCTTTGTAAACACTTACATTTAACACATCTAATTTAAAATAACCTTTGGTTTCTGCTTCTTTATGATCTATTGTGCTTAACCCTGTAAATGGATCACTTGGCATTTCATGGAAGTATACACCAGTGTTATGCTTCTTACGTCTGCCATTGTCATTAATCATTGCAGGTGTATGTTTAATTAAGTCTAATAACTTATTTCTATCTGCTACATCAATGTCAATATCTGTGTTTACTATCATAAATTTGCCTCTTCTAAAATTCCTTCTACCCATGTAAAATCTTCAGCATTTGTTTTCATTACTCTTTGCCAATGATATGGGTCTATGTAGTCTGTTACCATTTGTATTTGTTCGGTTGAGAGCTTGTCTAATAGCCCTTGTGCTTGCGAACTTCCATATACTATCCATGGACTAATCTTACCACTACAAATGTGAAATACAGCAAGATTTGGCGCCACTGTGCGGAAGTATTCGTTCCAATTGTGTCCGGATTCATCGCTCCATTCTTTTAAGAATAAAACTGTTCTTTCAATAGCTCTGTCTGGACTTTCTGTTTTTAATCTTGTTTTAATCCAAGACGCAAAATTTCTATCGCTTGTCCATCTATCAATTCTTACTTGATTCTTTAATAACCAACGTGTATATTCAGGAACATCATCTATGCGTAATTCTATACAATATTTTGCATATTTTACAAATGCAGTATAATACTGACTTGATGCAAAATCATCAAATGTCTTGGCACCTTTTGCATTTGTTCCTATGCGATAAAACAATTGGTATGACCTATAGGCAAGTTGCACATCTTTATCTTCTTTGGCCATATATCTGCGTTTACGTTCGCACATATGAACTGACAATGTGTTTTCACGTTTAAATACTTTATTACAATATTCACATTTAAACATCTTTATCTTTCTTTCTCGCAAACTTAATACCGCAATATCCACACACTACATATCCTTCTTCAGGAACAGAGTAATAAACTTTAGGATGACTATTGTCCTCGCCCATACAAGATACGCCTTCAGTGTCAACATAAATTATTATTTCTTCCATTATTTGAGTTTGCCGATTAGGTCTTTTATTTCTTTATCCTTTAATCCATATTCACGTAGCAATGCTTTGATTTCATCTTTGCTACTGCTTAACATAATATCAATTTCATCATCATTTAGATGTGAATAATTTTCTACAAACCAACTTTGTAATTTATTTTTCTTACCTGCTTTACCTGGTGCTATCCAAGGATGGAATACCGTAGAACCTACTCCAACCAATTGTAGCAACTGATATTGCAACTGCGGGTGTTTTCTTATTGTGTTAAAATGCACATTAACCGCTTCATTAGTCCATTCTAAATAATGTTCTGCATGCTTGCCGCCTGCATTGCTTGTATAACGCATTAATAACCATAAGCCAAGTTTCTTTTTCTCATCATCTGTAAGACTATCATACCAAGCTCGATCTTTTTGATCAATTGATCTCATTTCCTCTTTGATGCTTAACTTACTCATTTATAATTTCCATCTATATCGTAATGCTTATTATTATATCGAGCCCATAACAAACAATTCCACCAAGGATAACCTTGTTTTCTTAATTTGCTATACCATGCCCAATACATACTATACTACCAAAGCTCGCCTATGTCAAGCACTTCTGGTAACTTGTTTGCATCTTTAACAAATAACACACATGGTGAATTTGGTTCGTCACTTAGTGGAACACATAATAAGTGTCCATATTTTAGTTTAGGTGCATACCATTTTACATCACTGTATATGTTTACAATTGAAATATCTACATATTCTGCTTTAAATCCTGTAATTGGATTAAATGCAAATGCTGTAAATCCTCTATCATTTAGACTCATAAGGCTCATTACTTCTGGATCGCCTACTTCTGCATCACATATAACAATATGCCAATCAAGTGGCATACTAATAGTTACTTGTCCAATTTGTAATATTGCCGCTGGTGCATAGAAGCTTTCTAAGAACACCAATGGAATAAAATAATAATCTACGTTGCTTGGATTTGTATAGTCAAGGATGCCATATCTCAGGTCATCAATCGTCTCGGGTATCTCATCCAAATCGTAGGTCTTGTTTTCTACGGTTAATATTTTCATTTATTTCTCTCTTAACGCCAATCAGTCTTTTCAATAGTAAAAGGATAATTAGCTTCTTTATAAAATTTCTTACGTTCAGTAAGATGTTTTTTGCTAAACTTGGCTGTGCTTGTCACATCCCAAATTTGAACAAAATCTTTGTCTTCGGCTTTACGAACTCCACGTCCTATTGACTGGATAACTCTAACAAACGACTTCCCAGGTTCAAGAAGTATAAGGTTAAATATACGTGGAATATTAATACCAACGGCAGCCACACCGTAGGTTGCGACAGTGATGCTATTAGTTGCTTCATTAATTTCATCATATGCGTCCTTTCTGTCAGTGACTTTCATAGCCCCTTTAACAAAAGTAACACCAGGTATATTTTCTGCAATTATCTCACCGCTTTTAATTCTATCAACTAATACAAGTGTATTACCAGATTCAGCAACTGTTGAAATAAAGTTACTAAGATATTGCATACGTTCTTTATCTGTTGTTAAGTAAGTTAGCTCACTTTGATAATTGTTATATACCGCTGTTTCTTTTAGTTGAACTACATTAACATGACAGTTACTTAAAACTCCCATGTCTTGTAATTCGCTTGCACTTAGTTTATTTGTAACTTCACCTAAGCATGCCTGTAAACTTGCTTTAGCATGATCTTCTTTT